ACCTTTCTCTGGCCAACCTAACGGACGACCATTTTGATACATAAAATATTCTTGCTCGAAACCAAACCACCATTCATCAGTCACCAAACTTTCACAATAAATTCTTGTGTTAGATGGATGATTGTCATGGTCGGCAGTTAATACCTCACACATAACATAAGTGCCTTCTAATCCAGGTCCAGTCTGTGTTGCATCTGCACGGATACGGTCAATAGTTTTATATTCTGCAACTGGATTAAGTATACAGTCCGACTTATCACCTGTTGCTTGTTCCGTGGATGATCCATCAAATGACCATACACCAGCATGATTATCAATCTTCACCTTACTTCTCAATGATGGTTCGGGTATATATCCATCCAACCAAACATATTCAAATTTCTTCATTATAAATTTCCTTAATTTTAAATTTGCAACATAAAAAAACCATTACCAGTAGGATGAATTTGCCAATTTTCTTTGTAGGGACCCATCTCATAACTAGCTTTCGCTATCTTAAATCCAACAGATTCAAATAGATTAATCCACCAATCTAAATTTTCTCTAATAGCATGGGTAACATCTTTCTCATAAGCATCAATAAAATATTTTTCACCATCACCTAAAGGAACCATTACCATCATCGACTTACAACTATCAGCTAATAAATCTAATTGACTATCAATATCTTCATAAGGTATATGTTCTAAAATATCTTTGCAGATAATCCAATCATAAAAACCAAACTCTGCTAAAGGTTCAATACAAGTTACATGACCATTAACTTCTTTAGGTGCCTTTGATATAGCATATTCACTAATATCAACCCCATAGGCATCATAACCCAATAATCGTAAAGCATATACCAAATATCCCTTTGCACATCCAAAATCACAAACAGTCTGGTGTTTATCTAAGCTACAATCTATGGCGATATGATGAGCTAATGGAAGAGTTAATTCGGGCAACCATCGATAATTAGTATATAAACTTTTACCTGTCATAGGACCTTGTTCATAATATTCGCGGTCAAACTCTGTCATACAAATTCCTCATGCATCAACGGACTACTATATTCATTAAATTTATCTATCTCACCATTAATAAAACCTTTCAACATATTCACATTATCCGTAAACACACAACCAGTACACTGTTCCGCAATAGAAAATTGTTGGTCTATCTTCTTATCCAGATAATCAAGTATATCACCAGGAGCACACAAGGAATACTTTTGCATAAACTTTGTATTCTGGTCATTCAATACTACACTATCACAGGGAAATACTGAACCGGGTTGCCCAGTTTCATGGTGTACCTCCTCTGAAAGATATGGTCTGAAATAAGATTGGTGACAAGTAACACTATCTGGTGCACCATGTATTTTAAACTGATGAAAGAACCTTGGGTCATCCAAATCTTTTATTAATTTTTCTACCAAGTCATGTCGTTTCAATAATTCTTCTTGAGGCAATAAACAATTAGGTAACAATCGAATATATTTAGCTTTCATTCTGGTTGCAATCTTAGAGACCATTCTCATTGTTTCTAAATCATAATCTTCATCATAACAAAATGAAGAACCAATGACCGTATCACCCGTGAAATGTTCGGTGGGTAAATTAATCTTTACTTCCCAATGAGGAAATACATTAATAGACACCCTGACCCACGACAACATTGGCCATATGTCTGGATTAATTCGTCGTGTTAGTGTACCATTAGTTATCAATGCAACCTTTAAGTCTTGAGATTTAAGCCATCGTATCAATTCGTTAATATGTTTATATGATGTAGGTTCTCCCCCACCGGTTAAAATGGCAGCCTTGAGTCCTCTTGTCTTGAGTTTGGTTACATAATCTTTTATAACATCCATCTCAATACGAGAATGGGTATCTCTATATGTAACAGAACAATAAGCACACGTTAAATTACAAGCACCTTCTGGTGATATGTGTGTAGAAATAACTGTATTAGGATTCCCATTCTTATAGTTATTCATCTGTTCTGGATGTCTCCAGAACTTAATACCCGTAGAGGTAAACTTATGTTCTTCAGCTGACTTAGGTGGGATTAGCATTCATGTAGTCTCGCATTTCTTTAGGCATTTCGTATGCCTGTGCTCTAGGAATTAAATGAGTATGATTCCTAGAAGGTTCTAAATTTGTGGTGTGTGGTGTCCAATGTAACCACTTATCAAAGTACCAATTTTCAGCCGGCACTGAGTCACCTATCTTAGCAGAAAAATCTAAAGCTGCCTTATGTTTATATTCCATTGTCTTCTCATTAAGACAGAACCCAAAGTTATAACAACCTGTCTTAGCTAAAACGGGTTCTACATTTTGTTCTGAAAACTGTCCGAATCCCAAGTTAGGAATTTCTCCTTTATATGCAGCGGGTCCAAATCTAGTTCTCTGCGGTATTCTCCACTCCATACCTTTCCATAATTCTATCTGTGGGGCATACAAATAAGTAGAACGATGTGATTCAAACTCATCAATAAATTTTCTAAACATCCCGGGGGCCCACACCATATCAGGTTCCATAAAGACAGTCATATAATGTATATCGTGATGTCTAACAGATAATTCTGCCAACAACTTAAACTGATTTTTCGGAGTATCGTGATGTTGAAATGTTATATGTACCTTATCATCATCCATATCTCGGATAACCTGTACCGGAGTAACCTCTATATCATTTATTCTTATAAAATTCTGAGGCCTCGACCAAGGTTCATCAGAAAAATAAACACACACTCGGTCTGCTACTTCTCTTACACTGCTAATGGATCGTTCCAAAAAATCAGTGCCGTATAAAATTCTATATATGACGATTAAATTTTTCATCCGCATGCCGGGCAATATAGATATTTATTACAACTTGAAGGTAAGTATTTTGGATCTAATGCAGAAGGATCCATAGAGGCCATAGAGGAACATATCCACTGAATAGCACCGCCAGCATTAACTGCTCGTAAAGCTATGCGTTTATCTGCAGCAGGTCCAGCATTCTCATTAAAAGTAATAATCAAATCTTGGTCTTCCTTCAATGCAATTCGACCTCCAATATGTATATTTTTAACATAAGATCCTATTCCACTTTTTCCAAAGGAACAACTTGTGCCAGCCCGTAAAGATGATCCACAATCTCCATCTGATCCCATACCGATACAAGAATTACATCCCTTTCTAGGAAATTCTCCATTCATAAAGAAATATTCCATCATCCCTATCTTCCAAGGACCTATAACTGAAAATGCTTCTGAGATTTTAGCTTTAACAGTATAATTACTATAAGCAGGAATTGCTACTGTTGCTAAAATTCCAACAATTGCTACCACAATCATCAACTCTATTAATGTAAATCCTTTCTGTTTCATATTCTTTCTGCCTGCGACCTGTAGATATTTTCTTTGCTTACCTTTATAGTTTTCTCTAATGGTTTTTTTAATTCTTTTTGCATAAAATTCCATACCCGTGGACTTATAGTAGCCCCCAAACATATAGAAGAAATGTGAGTATAACCATTTTCTACTGCCACTCTGTATCTATTATTTCCTGTCTGTATAACAAAAGGTATAGACTCCCAAAAATTTTTACCAATGAAGGGAGCCCAATACGAATGTTTAGTACTTACTAAAATTATAGGACTAATCATTCCATCTCTAGGAATACTTACTCGTAATGCTCCTAAAAGATCAAAATTCTGGGTAGCATTTTTCTTTAACCATTTTTCTGATTCTTGAGTCACATCTCCTCGTTGCATCTGGTCTACTGAAACATAATCAAAAAAAGATGTGTTAGATAATCGTCCCCATTGCACCAAGTCATCTTCATTCCACCTTAAAAAATAATGATCCCTATGTGACTTCAAAATCTTCATTCACCACCATATTCAAAGTTTAGTGAGTCTACATTTTCTCTCAACAAAACTCCCCCATTACTTAAATGGAACTTACGAGCCATCTCTGTCTTTGGAGACAGTGTAACAAATCTTTTTATCCAAGGTCTGGTTAATTGTAAATAATTCCAAGTATCTATAACTAACAATCCACCAGATCCAGGTCGCCGACTCCACACAGTATAAAATATTGCATGGTCTAATCCAGTCATAGTATCCAAATGTGCTACCATACTGGGAATACGCCTACAGTATGCAACACATATAATTGCACCACCATTTGTAAATACTTCTCTGCCGGCAGTGTGTCTAAACTCTCTATTGAGTTCCGGTCTAACTGGATCTTCCTGCCAAGGAAGATTGAGAGGCCAGTCATCACCATATTTAATTTGTTTAACTCTCACGCATCACTTCCTTTAATTTTTGAGCATCTGCCACACGTTGTTGTCTAGTATTGTCATGTATCGCTCTATCACCTTGAAATTTGCCACGTCTATTGTCCAGATAAGTTTTATCTTGGCCAGACTTCCCTACGCTAAAATGCATATGCTCACCATGGACGTGTTCAAGCCAATGAGTTCTGCCCACCAACTGAGCAACTTCAAAAATCCATGCATCATTATAACCAAAATTGTAAACGCCTGGTGTAAAATATCCCAATGTATCACACCACTTTTTACTCACAATAGGAAATGCACAATGATTTCCTCCATGTATACCATCATTCATCCACATACAATAAATATCATCAGGATAAGTATCACTATTCTGTTCGACAGTTCTATCCCATCCTGGGGTTCTATATAACAGGTCATCATTACCCATTATAATAATATCACCTAAACATCTTTCATATAAATCATTCCAAGACTTAGATACACTTTTAGGTTCCCCAAAAATCATATGAACTCTAAGAAAATCTGAAAATTCTTCCTGTGAAAACAAAAGATAATCCATATAAGCATCTTTTGCTTCATCATCACTGTCAACATACATCAACATTTCAATTCTAAGTCTATCAGTAGCGGTTTCATAAACCGATTTAATAAATTCACCCAATCTTCCAGGTCGGCCTCTGGTTGGAGTTAATATAGAAATAGTTTTACTCATTATAAAAATTCTCTTTTAAAAATTGATAAGGTGTAGGACAATCCTTTACCACTTCTCTCCACATATCCCTTCTCTCAGTTAATCTTTTTACATAACTTTGAAGTTCCGTCTCAAAGTCAGTATCCACCATATTATATAATAAAGCGGGTTTATGGGTAGGCCACCAATGCATTCCAGTTCCTATACAATGCATTCCACCTTCTGATATATGATGATAATTTTTATATACATCACCAACATATATCATCATATTGTGAAATTTGGTTGCCATTGTTTTATTCGTCCAGTATTTCCAATATTCAGTATCATCTCTCTGTGATAAAATATAATGCATAGAAATAAATTCAGCCATAGTTCTAAAAGTTGTTTTACATATTGCTGTAAATTGATCCTTATCAAATTGATTTGAAGTTTCTCTTTGCAACACATGAACTAAATTATAAAGAGCCTCATGGGTAAGTTGAAGTCCATTAGATTCTAAAGGTTCTATGAAGCCAGCACTTAATCCTATTGTCACCACATTTTTTACCCACAAACGATTGTGAAGGCCTATTCTCATTTTTATATTTCTATAATCTAATTCATCCCCATAACCAATGTGTTTTTGAAATTCTATTAAAGCATCATCATCACTAACAAATTCATCAGAATATACATACCCACTTCCTATTCGTGACCATAATGGTATAGTCCATACCCAACCATTATCTATAGCAGAACAGTTGGTGTAAGAAACCATTTCTTCGTTCTTATTTTTATAAGGAATTTTAGTAGCCCAAGCTGAATTATTAGGCAGTGTGTCAGAGTAAAAATCAAAAGGTTCTAATAAAGTCTTATCCATCAGCAAAGAAGTAAACCCTGTACAATCTATAAACAAATCAGCACTTATCGATTGACCATCTTCCAATATCAAATATTCAATTCCATTTTCATTCTGTGTTATTTCCTTTACTTCAGATAGAATATGTTTTAATCCTTTGGGTAAACAAAAATGTTCTTTTAACCACAACCCAAACTTTGTTGCATCAAATTGATATGCAGCATCATTTAAGAAATTGTAATTAGGTAATCGTCCATCTTCATTTCTGTCAAGTTTATTCTGTGAAACTAATGCCATCTGTGAATAATGACATTCAGCATAATCAGAAACAGGAGTTTCTGGATATAATATTTTCTTAAAATGCCAATCATTTAAGTCTGCTTTGTTCCCGTCAGTAAAGGGTGTTCCAAATGGGTAATGAAATTTTCCAGAATCTTTACGATAAAAATTCTCAAATTGAATACTTAGTTTAATAGTACCATCAACCTGTGATAGAAAATCTTTATCTTTTATACCTACCAGTTCACACCAATTATTAATACCAGCTAAAGTACTTTCTCCAACACCAACAGTACCAATATTAGGAGATTCAATAAGAGTAATTTTTTTATTAGGGAACTGACTGAGCAAAGTAGTTGCCGTCATCCACCCAGCTGAACCACCACCCACGATAACAATATTTTCTGTTTTCATGGCATTAAATTTGTCCTAATATGATTTTTTCCACTGGGTCCAGTCCAATGCACTATCTTTTTATTTGGATTATCATATCCATTAGCTAAAGATATTCTCAACCATTGATAGATTAATGGCAATTGAACTATTTGAGAATTTAAAGATGGAGCTTCTCGGACCATTTGCAACAATTCTTCTTGGTCACCTCTATTGTCACTATGATGACAACGAAATGCCCAATACTTTAATATGTCTGATTTACCTTTAGAACAATTAACCCCCGTAGCCCAAACAGGAGGTACTGGTGTTGTGGGAACTTCATTTAAACCCATTCTAATAATATCAAGACTTAATGCAATCTGTGTATCAGTAGGATAATTAAAAACATCATCAATTGGTTTCATAACTTCACAATCAGAATCCACCCAACATACATATTCATAAGGAGCATCTAACATAACTTGAGGTTTATAAAACCAAGCCCGCCCTTGGTCAATATCATACTCTAAAAAAGTATCACTATGTTCCTGTGACCACTCTCTCATTCTAGGACTCATTCCCAAATCTGCTATTGTTATATGTGGTTTAGGACTGTATTTCTTAATATTATAATACCACCAAGGCAATAAATCTTCATGGTTTCTATCTGTACCAACTGCAAAGGTTTTATTCATCTCTTTTCTGAACCATCTCACCGGCCCACATCCTGTAAATATTTTTTCTTAGTATCTTCCCAGCTAAGGTAAATCAATTCATCATAGAATAGAGTTTCATTTTTTATCCTATTACTTTCTATAAGAGACTTAATCCTTTTACTCGCATATTTATCTTTCCAAAGGTTAACCAAATGTTCGGTTGAAGTATCAAACCGTTTTCTTAATTTAGTCTCTAATATTTCCTCTCTTAAAAACTCTGCTGTATTTTCATACAAGTGTGAGAAGTAAATACCACGTTGGTGGAATGTCTTTGTATCTTTTATCTTTAACTGAGAATAAACCCAATTCAACATTCTAAACTTATGGTCACGTTTAAGTTTATTGCCCCTATCGTCTAAAGCAAAATACCATTCCCAATATTTAACAGGGTCACGCTTATGGACCCAATTCCTAACTTTATATAATGTATCTCTTGTGGGCTCAAAGACAATAGAACCGGACGACTTTCCTCTTTTGTTCCAATATTTCAAATTATTGTATTGTGAAAACGAACCATATAAGGATGTTGTAGTCACACCAACCAATGTCTGGCCATATCTTCTTTTCCATTCGTTCTGCACTTCATCAGACAAACACAATAATGCTAATAGTTTACCACCTACATAATTATACCCTAAGGGTTGGGTTGGTAAAATTGTTGAGCCGATACAGGTGTGTTTCAATCTACCTTCGTTTCTCTGTTGTCTCGTCCAACCTATAAAATTATCTCTAGGAGCCAAGTCAAGAAAATCTCCAGTAATAACAATCACACCAAGATACTTGCCTGTGGATTTATCTCTAACAAGATAAAACATATTTCTACCAATATTATTATTATTTCGTTGGGTATGACAAAAAGTCCTTACTGCCGTAAACTGTTCCTTTAACCAATCATTATAATTTGTAAGAATCATCTCTGGTTCCAACTTCAAATAATCATCAATAGATTCTGCTTTCCATATCATAGATTTAGCTTTGTCTATAATATGAGTACCTTCAACTAATACCCTTTCCTTACCAAAAAGGGTTGATACTTCCTTAGTTGGATATTTACGTTGTATCTCATGCCATTTTTGCCAAAGGGTATATTCTTCTACGGGCATATTGGAAGTAAATGATAGTTCTTCCTCTAAGAGATTTTTCATCTCCTCATCACTAAGAGCCTTGACGTTGTGATTGTATTTCTCCAACCACTCCCCGTATTCTTGCTTTAGTCTATCATTCCATTTTTCTTTAGGTTTAATCACAATGTATTTTAAAATAATAATTCTAACGAGTTCTTGGGGAGATGCTCTTGATTGCGAAATGATCTAAATCCATTTTCAGATAACAATTCTGATTTATAGGGAAACAAGTGCCAATTATGACTCCCGTTCCTATTGTTACGAAACCATATGTTAATTCTTCTTGATTCTCTCAATTTTTTATTACCCCCATTTTCAGTATTCCATGAATTTTTTACATCCCACCCTTTCCAATTAATTAAAAAATCCACACCGGGCCAATCATCATTATTAGTGACATCAATACAATTTTCATCGCATACCGTTGCACTGATATAATCTTCAAGATCAAACCCTTCTTTCATATATTCTGCTTTAGTTTTCATTTGAATCTACACTGACTCATAATTTCTGTTAAACACGCCAACAAATTAATCTCTTGGTCAGCTACAAATGCTGATTTATATTGATACTGACCAATTAAAATAATAGCAGACGGTATAGTGCTCGGTTCCATAGTATAATACAAGTTGTCGTAAATCTTACGAAAGATTTTCGTAGGGTCATTGTCGATGTTATCGACTACCCATTTACGCACCTTGGTAAACTCCTTATTCTTGAGGTGGAGGGTCAATTCTTTCAAATTAATATCTGAAAGATTGACAAGAATTCCGGAGTCTATTTCACCCGCAGCACTATACCGCTGCAGTTCGTTCAACACTCGCCGGTTGTCCGGAAAGTGTTTCATAATGAGTTCTGCTACAACTTTGTTATCGTATTTTATATTCTCCTCATCCAGTATATTGCCACAACGATTAAGCAATTCGTAAGCTAATTTATCACGATTGCCATTTATCTTAAATTCAATAACTGAACATCGAGAATGTAATGGTTCGATAATTCTATTTTTATAGTTAGCTGTAAATATGAATCTACAGTTATTATGAAATTCCTCAATGAACCCACGGAGAGCAGGTTGCGTACTTTGAGGATTGAGGTAGTCTGCCTCATCTAATATCACAACTTTAGTTCCACCAGTTAATGATACAGTAGAAGCAAAACTTTTTATTTTACTTCTAAGAACATCTATGCCAGATTCTTCACTGCCATTGATGATGAGGTAATCTGTTTCCAGTTGCTCACACAAAGCCTTAGCAACCGTCGTCTTACCAACGCCGGGTCTGCCAGACAATAACAAATTAGGAATTTCTTTATTCTTTACGAACTCAGAAAAGCTTTTCTTGATAGCCGGAGGAAGGATACAATCTTCTATCTTCCTCGGTCGATACTTCTCCACCCACAGTACCTGCTTCATGCTCATTCACCTCACCACACCAAGGACAATAAAAGTCCTTATGATTAAAATAATTTTGGGCCCTATCCATTACTTCAGTAGCAATAGACCACCATTGACTACAATGCACACAACTGAAGTGTGCAAGTAATTCAAAAGCTCTACTCATTCGTTGCTTCCATAGCAATCCAATATGATGCTTCTTCACCAACCCATTGACTAACATTAGCTGCTGTTGCAACTCTAACAGCATAATCACCAGGTAACATCTTCAAGTTCTCTGCCTTGAAATGACATCGGAACATTCTCCAAGAACCGTTTTCAGATGTTGTCTCTGGAAGTTCTACAGAATAATTATTAGATGTTGTATTTTTCAAGTCAGTTACAGTCACTTCACCGTTATGCATAATAACATCGGGCAACTGCATTACTGCCGAAGCTTTCAAAAGATTTTGTAACAGTTCTTTATCAATATCAAAATTCAAATCAATTTCTGGTTCATTGAATGTTTCTGGTGGCAACGTCAAAATGGACGAATCCGAATACATATAAGTAATCTTGGTACGACCAAATTTCATAGTCATATGACTATCTTCAAATTCAATGTCAGCATCCTTTGTCATACTCAGAACACCAAGAAACTCATTGAGGTCATAGATACCTACATTCTTAGGAAACTGTTCCGGTACACCAGCCGAAGCCAAAATATTTTTCATTACAGACATTGTGCGAATCTGTTTACCTTCTTCAATCAAAATATTCTGATTAATCTCAGCAAAATTCTTCAGCACCCCCACCGTTGCGTTACTTAATTTCATCATTCAAACTCTCCACATATAACATAATAATACCGTAATGTAAAATTTTCATAAGGTCAGCACGGTTCTTTCCGCCCTTACGGCCATATCTCTTGGCATACTTCATAATGTTACCCATGCAGAACCCTTCACCGTGGCCTGCATCAATAATCATATCTGTTGCTTGATACTTGTCGGTTGAGTAATGTGCTGTATAAGTAGAATCTATATATTCTTTCAACTCTTTAAGAGCTTTACCTTCATCAAATTTATATTCAACCATAATATATTATAATAACACAAAATGATGTGTTTGTCAAGGGAAAATGTGTGGGATGGACAAACTCTGTCTCCGACAGGTTTTAATTAGTGGACCCTGGGACGTGTGAATGCCACCCCACAACAAATTACTTAATTTTGATTGTACGAGGTTTCTTCTCATCAGGAACAACGTGCTCTAGATGAATTAACAACATACCATTTTCCATCTTAGCATCATTCACCACCACATCATCAGCTAATGTCCAGGTACGTGTAAACTTACGAAACGAAATGCCTCGATGCAACAACTCACCTTCATCTTCCTTCTTGTCGATACTACGAACAGTTAGAGTTTGATCTGCAACTTCAACTTCCAGATCGTCTTTCGACAGACCCGCAAGTGCCAACTCAATGACAAAGTTGTAGTCACCATCTTTACGAATGTTATAAGGTGGG